GTCCTATACCAACCCCAATTTCTATAAACTCTATCACCATTCCATTTTGCTAATAATACAGAACTACTATTTTGTTTATCTACTCCGCCTATTCCAAATTGAAAAGACAATTTTTTATCTTTAATCTTTTCCATTTCTGGTATATTCTCCGAAGTTCGGTCTCCGCCATTGGCAAATATAATTTCACTGTCGGGCCATGTGCTTCTAACTTGTTTTATTGCATCTACCGCCGAGTTATCTAAATCATCAAATAACACATATTCATCTACCATCGTTAAGTTCTGTATAATACTAACTCTATCGAGCAATGGCATGAATGGTTTACCTTTTTTATTAGTTAACCATTCGTCACTGTTAATACCTACTACAAGTATATCGCCTAGTTCTTTTGCCGATTGTAAGTATGATAAATGTCCTGAGTGTAATGGATCAAATCCACCTGTTACTAAAACAACTTTCATGTTATTAATAGTTATCCTTTCTGTCCTCTACCATAAAAAAAGCTGGCTTAGCCAACTTATTTTTTAAGAATTGCTGTAATCAACTAACGTTCCATCAAGCCAATATAACAACAAATCTTTATTAGTTAAATATCCAAATTTATCTAACTGCTTTCTACAAGATTCAGGTAAAAAATCACTATATTCGTATAAAGTTTTTTCACCGTAACCAAATAACTCTTCTGAATCTTTGTACACCATTGCATTAATAATGTTTGTATTAGGTTGTTTAATAAAATATCCTTCGTTACAGTTAAAACCACTCAACACTAACATGTGTATTAAATCAACAATAGTAATACTATGTGGGGCATGTGAATATACTCTGTAGTCAGGTTGTCCGTAAAATGTATTTACAGTTGTTGGAAAAGTTAAACATAACATTCCTCCAATATTAGTACACTCATTTATCTTATGTAAAAAAGTCAATGGATCCGATGATTCATGCAATACATTATGAGACCATACAACATCAAATGTAGTTTTAGGTTTATACTCCAATACATCAGTTTGAATAAAATCTATATTGTTGTGTTCGTATTCTTCTTTAAACGTATTTTCTTTATCAATTGCAGTTACGTTAATATCCAATGATCTTGGAGAATCCTCATCACCGTCATCTACGTTTGCCCACCAGTGACTATCATAGCCTTGACCGCACCCTACGTCAAGTAGGTTATCAATACTTTCCAACAATGTTGGATATTGTCTCAGTAGTCCAAGATAGGAATGACTATGTAATCTACTACTTACTGGATTACTTAACAAAAAATCCATTATTTAACATACCTTTTAAAAATTCTATATTTAATTGCTCTAGTTTGTCTCTAGCATTATTTACTTTAAATTCTAATTGTTCTTCGTGAATACGAGTATGGTTCTGTAGGTCATAAAAAAGCTGATCTACTATAAATTTTTTTCGTTTTATAGCAGAACAGCTGTTAAAATTTACAATATACTTTTCAAATTCAGACGAGAATTTTTTATACTCAATTTGTAGTTTATCTATTTCATTAGATAATGTACTATAGTGAAACATCTTCCATACCAGCCGTTCTTAACCTAACAATATGACCCATTTGCCATTGTTTTGCTTCAAGCCCTTTCATAATACCTAACCAACGATTTCTTGCTAGTGCAACTTCATTAACAAGTGTTTCGAAGTCGATAACTTCATCTTCGCCGTCAACATATTTTTCTGCATCGCGGCTTGTTAATGCCCGTTGATATGTTTCTAAGTACTTTTGAAAATGCTTACGCCGAATCTTTCTAAGTTGAATGTTAAGAAAATTAAGCACCGCTTCAATTTCTTGTAATTGATTAAAACGGTGCTCTGTAATTCCGGGCAAGTCTCTTAAATGACGTTCAACACTTCCATCAATGTTTGTTTCTTTTTTAGCCAAGAGTAATTCTTTTTCATAAAAAGAAACAAAATCCGGAAGAGTTGAAAGGTCTCTAGTTACCTTGCCATACCAACTCATAGGTTACCTTTAATCGTCATCATAACCGTAGTCGTCATCATCATATCGTTCATCATCAGTTTCGTCCTCGCCTAGTTGATCTGTTACTGCTTGATTCATGTGTTTATCACATGCTTTTAATGCAAATAAAATATCATCAGATGCGCCAGAATCAATTAACGTATTGATTGCATGATCTGCTACTGTTTGTCTTTCTTTTACTGGAACATATTCTTTTACAATATTCCAAAACTCTGCAAACAATTCGTCCATCTTATCCCTCTGCTAATTCTTTATCTGTGTCAACAACAGTAGTAACTAACTCGATTACATCATCCTCAGTACTCACAATCTCATTACCACCAAGTGCTACATCTTCCATAACTACATCAAGTTTTTCACCAATCCAGTTTTTACGAAATTCAATAATTACCTCGCCTGTACGTTTACTTGTGTACTCAAGTCTATTACCGCTTTTCTTAAGAAGTCCTGCTTTTTCAAAAATATCAACTAATCCACTATACGGATCCATTCCAGTAGCATATGGAATCTCAACTTGTACACCTTCAAATGGTTTTGCATAACGTGTTTTCATTACTTTACACGCTGCTCTAATACCATGAACTTGCGAAGTTTTAACACCATCGGCATCTACTTTTAATTTAAGTTTTTTCATAGCAACCACAATGCTTGATGCATAGATAAAGCCTTGTCCGCCTGATATCTTATCATCAGGATCGAACATGTCCTGTGACTGATAGGTGTGATTAGTACAAACCATGCCTACGTTATAACTACCAAACATATTAACACAGTTAGTAACAAGTGCTTTAAGTGCTTTAGCCTTACGACCCATATCACCTTTCATGTCACCGGCATCAAACTGATTAAGTTCAGTTGGTGTCATCATCATACCTAAACTATCAACTACAAACAATACCTTAGGACGTTCGCCATCGGGCATAGTTTTATAATCTTTCATAAAGGTTGATATTGTTTTAGCAACATCATCTAACATTGCCATATTGAGTTTAAGAAGTTTGTCTTCGCTTGTATCAACTTTTAATGCTTGTAGCCATGATTCATCAAGTGCGTTCTCTGAATCAATTAATACTACAAATATTCCTTGGTCTTGTGCGGCTTTTACAATATTTCCGCTTGCAATATAACTTTTACCAGCACCTGATTCACCTGCAAAAACTGTTACCTTACCAAGTGGAACACCTTTGTGAAAATCTCCGCTTACTAGGTAATTTAAAGCATAGTTGCCTGTTGAGATCCAATCTGTTGGATCATTAAAACCAACAGATAAACCGTCAATACTTTTTGTTATATCTTTTCTAAATTTACTTACGTCAAATGGTCGTGCCATATTCTAATCTCCAGTCATTGAAATGTATTATAGGGGACCAAAGTCCCCTATTATAGAATTAGTTGGTTGCTTGACGTGATCTGATCATTGCAAGAATGTCTTCAGCACGTTGTCCATTGCCTTCTGCAGGAGCCGATGTTGCCATTGGAGCTGCTGGTGCAATTTCCCTAGTTGCTACTGGCGCAGTTACCGCTTCCGCTACTGGTGCAGTTACTGGTGCAGTTACTGGTGCAGTTTCTACAACCGGTGTCGGAGTTGGTTTAACACCTGATGAATTGTCAGGTTTAGCCATTCCAGCTGGTCGATAATATGATGCATACTTACTTGCATCATATGCTTTACCATCAACACTGTCTTCGAACATTTGTTTGATAATACCTAGTTCTGCTTCTGATGGTTTCTTTGGTAAGAAATCATTAAGATCAAATAAACCAGTTGTATCAATTGCAGATTGCTCAGTTTCAGTAAGTGCAGACTCTTTACGAGCCCAATTACTTGTACTATAATCTGCATAGCCACCTTTTGATGTTTTCACAACACGAAAGTCTATACCTTTTGAATAATCAGTTGGCATTTCTTCCATATCAGGATCCATTAAACTTGCTTTAATAATATTAAACAATTGCGGACCCATAATAAATCTACGAACTGGGTTTTCAGGAGATGTCTCGTCTAAAGGATTATCACGAACAAAACCTTGGAAAAGATAAGATTTCTTTTTCCAATACTTTCTGCCCATATCTTCGAGACTTGTATCTTTAAACCAAGGACGTACTTCTGCTAGGATTGGGCAAGAACCAGTTGGCTCCCACATTTCCATACATGGTACTTGTACTAATGTAGTTTTAGAATCGTTTTCACCTACAATACCTGCGAATGGTAATCGAATCATTGCTCGTTCTACCCAAAAGAACGTATTGTTAGGATTGGAATCTGGAAGGAAACGTAGAGTTGCTGTTGTCCCTTCGTCAATGTTCCAGTGTGGATAAATGGCGTTGTCGCCATATGAGTTGGAGTTTCCGCTTGAACGGGTTTCTTGTGCTTGTAATTTTGCACGGATTTCTGCTAGTGATGCCATAATAATTTGCCTCTTTCTGTTTAGCCATAATGGTCGTTTACTGTTTAATGCCTCGATAGCACATACAAGATCTACTTGTATTACTAACAATTATACTTATCCTTTTGGTCTTTGTCAACCGTTTTTTTGAAGTAAATATAATGTTTTTATCTCTAAGCATGTTATTACTATAACACGGTATAATAACAAAAGTCAAGAGAAATCTGCATTTTTTTATATATAGTAGCGAATTATATATAAAGGTAAGCAGACAACCTGTGACGCCTGTCGCTGTAACAGCGGTCCTAGCGTTTTACTTTAACCCGGCTAAGCCAAGTATTCTATCAATCTCATTTTGATAATCAATTTCTTCGTTTTTAACTGCAAGATCGGCATCACCATCACCATCTAAATCAACTGGTATCCAATGATCACCACCAGGATCATTACAATCATGTTCACAGTCTGTAGTAGGTCTGCCTAACATGTCTCCACAATCTTTACATTGTAGCATTGATTCTTCCTTAATTGGTAACTCAGGATCAAGTGCTTTCCATTCTTCATAACTCATGTACATATCTGTATCTGGGTCGTAATATTTGCCTTCTGCATTATCGTAATAAACAACTTTACCCGAGCCTGTCATAATAGGACCTTCTAGTCCATTTCTTGCTACATATTTGTCAGGCATTGATGGAAGGACCTTATAGCCTTCAGTTGGCATGCTGTCTAAGTAGTCCTGGTTTACCCAGTCAATGAATTCATAATTTTGCATTAGGTCATCATATGCTTCTTGTGGAACTAGTGTGCCATCAGTAAATCTCGGTTCAGATTGTAAATCAAAAATCATATCACTATAGTCTTGCATATCATATTCAATAGTACCAGTGTCAATTTCTTTGCCCATAAACATAATCTTGCCGTCCATAGTAACTTCAGTAATGTCTTGTGTTTCTTTCATTACTGATTTTGCTTTCATCCAACCTCGAAGTTGAGCAATTTCATCATCATATCTTTTCTTTGCGACAGGCTTGTCCATTTTTGCTTTCATGTATTGTGCATACTTTATAGCTGCTTTGAGATCTGCTGGTGAACTA